GTTCAGGCTCTACAAAACTGGATTGGCAAGCAACATGGCGTAACTGGGTGAGAAACCAAAAGATGGTGTTTAAACAGGCTGACATTGCTAGAACGACAGTACCCTCAAGCTCACAGCGTGACCCTGCCCTTGTCAAACTGGATGAAGACAGGCTAAAGACTGCACCACCAAATCCAGAGGTTCTTGCGAGAATGAGAGCACTTTTAGGGAAAACAGCATGAACAAAAATGAAGCAAACCGCCTTTTGGATGAGGTAAGAGATGGAAACAGATTGCACCCCATTGCCAGAATCACCGAAGCACTATGGGCGACAGGGGATTGCGTTAGAAACTTACCTGTTCACACTCAACCATTTAGTGAAGCTAGCATCAACGAATGGATGGAAAGCACACGCATGGTATCGGGCGAAGGAATTGGAAACTCACCCATTGGGGATTTACAAGGGAATCAGTCAGGAATTGACTCAAATAATGAAAGCAAAAAATGAACCCATTTCTGATAAATGAACCTACTTGCATAAGTTTCTCTGGTGGTAGGACATCGGCTTATATGCTTTATCGCATATTAGAAGCAAACAATATGACTTTGCCATCTGATGCAATTGTCTGTTTTGCCAATACTGGCAAGGAAGAAGAAGCCACTTTGCAGTTTGTTCACGATTGTGAGAAAAATTGGGGTGTAGAGATTCATTGGCTTGAATACAAATACGATGAAGTTCCGTCAAACAGGTGGAAAAGGGTAACTTTTGAAACTGCTTCTCGTGAGGGTGAACCCTTCTTTGAACTTATTGACCAAAACGGTTCGCCATACCTGCCAAACCCAGTGGCTAGGATTTGTACCGCAAAACTAAAAATCAGGGTGATAAACCACTATTTGAAGTCAATTGGTTGGCAACATGATGAGAATTCTGATTGGGTCGGCATTCGGGCTGACGAGATGCGTAGAGCCGCCAAGATGGACAGAAGCCGCACTCCATTGGTTACGGCAGGAGTTACCAAAGAAACAGTTGGAGAGTTTTGGAGAAGCCAATCTTTTGATTTGGGACTGCCAAACATGAACGGAGTGACAATGCATGGAAATTGTGATTTGTGCTTCTTAAAGCCAACTCATCAGATCATGTCCCTTATTGCCGAAAAGCCTGAAAGGGCATTATGGTGGATGAAGATGGAAGCCCATGCTAATTCGTCAAATAAGACATATGGCGATGGAGCAAAATTCAGAAAGGACAGGCCAAGTTATAAGGAAATGTACGATTTTGCACTGCAACAAACGGATATGTTCGGAAATATTGACCCTAACGAAGAAGCAATCCCTTGCTTCTGTGGAGATTAAATGATTTATATAGGAATCGACCCGGGCGCAGTCTCAGGCGCAATTGCCGCAATTGACCACAATGGACAATTTATAGATGCCTGTTACATAGCCCACGAAAACGGCAGAATCCTACCTTTAGCCTTAGTGGATACCCTATCAACCTTTATTGACCCCAAAGAAGGCGGAGAGATAGGTATGGAGGCCGTCCATGCCATGCCAAATCAAGGCGCATCGTCAACGGCTAAGTTCATGCGAGCCGCTGGCGCAATCGAAGCCGTTGCAATCCTGACACGATACCCTGTAACCTTTATTAGTCCTCAATCGTGGAAAAAGCATCACGGCCTTGGTCGGGATAAATACGATTCAATTCTGTTGGCAAGGGAAAAGTGGCCTGAAGCAGGAATGCACATCAGGAAAAAGGGAGATCACAACATAGCAGAAGCCCTTTTAATTGCTGACTTTTTGAGGTTTAAGATCAATGGCTAGGACGAGAAATCCAGATAGAGGCTACTTACAAAGGAAGCTAAAAGAGGCTGAACAGGCTGTCTTATTGGCGGCAGGACAGGGAGACATCATCGATGGATTCTACGAATGCGTCTCTTGGTATCAACACTGCTACAACCTCGGATTGCGTCCAACAATGAACTATGAGCATATTGGAATCACTGCTGGAGTTCTAAACAACCCTGAAGACTTTGAACCCCAATTAGAGCCAACAGAAGCCCCTATAAAGCGTTCATTGTGGAGAAAGGTAGTCAGGACAAGGCGAATCCAGAGAAACCGCTAAAAAAGGCTCTAATGCGGTCGGGCAATAAAAAACCTCCCGAAGGAGGCTGTAAGTTATTTTTTAAGGATTATTTTTAGAAGTAATGCAATCGTGGCATAAATCATTGTTTTCCTTCAATGCAAAGTGTAAGAGACGTTTTTAATTGATTTGTCCCAACACTTGCGACAATCAACGCATTTGTTGCCTTGTTTAGGAGCAGGACAGTTGCCTTCAGTGCTTGAAACTGTTGATGTATTTTCAAAGTTTTCTGGCGCATGGCTATCGATCATTGCGGCAGAGACTCTCACGCAGAGATTTTCGGGAAAACTACCAAAAGTGTCTAGATACTGATTTATAAGTTTTTTCTCTCTTGTTGGAATCCAAAATTTGACGTTTGGTAGCCTGTCTGCAATCCGCACAATGTCCAACAAATGCCCAAAAGACTGTAAGTCTCCTGAGTCGTGCCACCTGAAATAATCGGTTTTAGAGTCTCCAATGAGTTTAATCATAGAGTCAGTCCAAGAGATTGAATTTAGCCCTTCTGCTCGTTTCTGATGAGCCTGTTGGACACTTGGATATTGATAATTGGACTTTAAAGCATAGCAATCGTGGCAAACTGAGCCCTTAATTTTGGCTAGTTTTGCGCCTACCTTGCAAAGTTTGGCAGAGATTCCGTATGTGAAGCCCGGCATTTTGCTAGGCTTTCCAAGGCTTCCGGCAATCGACAAGGCTAGTTTTTTAGACAAGCGAGATTGAGGCACGGCAAAAAGAATAGTTTGTTGCATATTGAAACCTTTTAAAAAAACAAACACCTAGCCAATCGCTAGGCTGAAAAGCACCCCCAATTCGGGATGCTCAACAGTCTAGAGACTAGCCTCTCCAAGCCAATAAAACGCCAATGTAGGCAAAGGTTGCGAGACAAACAATAGCCAAAATAATGTCTTTTTTCATGATTGCGCCTCCTCATCCCAAAACATTGCTTCTTCATAGATTTCAGGGTAATACTCTTGAAGAAGGGCTTCACCCTTGGCTAAAGCCTCCTCAAGGGTTGCGTAGATGCCTTGGATAGCCTCAGAGAAGTCACAAGTGACATAGTAGCAAGTGACACAATAAACCCCTGAGAGCCTTTTATTGACAGAGACTAGCCCGTCTCCGTCCGCACAATAGACTTCTGAGACATCAGAGTATTGAGAAGGATGAATTGTCCAAGTAAGGTGAGAACTGTTAATAGTTTCTAATTTCATGATTGAAGCCTTTCAAAAATTTAAACGACCAAGAAAAAACTTTCCCGACCAAGAAGAAAAGCCCGAGATGGCAATCTCGAGCCTACCAAGTTACTCAGCACAACGGCTCAAAGAAAACTCGTAGTTGATGCCGTCAATCGTTGCTTTGACAAAGTCAACTTGACGCTTAAGGATTGGCTCGATTGCTTCCAAGACTTTGCCGTAGTGTGTGCCGTCTTCTTCTGTGCCGTTTTCTTGATCAACTTCAGCCGCTTCATAAATTCCGTCACAAATATCTAAACCGTTTTCTGTCTTGTAAAGCGGAAGGCTTGTCCAATCTCCCTCAGTTTGACGAGTAGATTTAATCTTTAACCAATAATCACAATTCAGGGATTGATCGACTTCTGCATAGGTAGCAGGTTTGCCGTCAAGAAGCATTTGCCAAGCATATTGATAACCCTTGTCTTCCTCAAAGTCTTCAGCTTCTACCTCACCCGAAGAAAACGGGCCTTCTCCGTAGTGGTAGGAGACTGTTTCCCAAGCCGCATAATCGCCTGTAAACATCTCTAGGTGGACTTCTCCGAGGTGATCCATGCAAGGCATTAGATATTCGTGCCAAGAGCCTGCTTGGTGGTATTCCGAGGCTCTGAAGGATAGTGGGAAGACTTTCTTGTCTCCACTTCTTAAAGTTACTTCTAAGGATAAGTTGCTCATTTTTACGCCTTTCTTGTTGACACTTGTTGAACTGTATAAGGGCATTTTTTTGCACCTTACATATATATAGGTGAAAGAATCGTGCCAACTCTCGTAACCCCTTGATTTATAAGATACCTCCAAAACCCTAAGAATCACAAAGGTTTAAATTCTTACTGGTCGGAAGTTATAGCCATGTGTCGAATCATTACTTTTTGTTCTTATGACTGGAAGTTGTTAAGGTATAGCGAAGATGCTACATCGCCCCTATATGCGAATCGTTCTCATTATCATTCTCATTTGCATAATGTTAGTTAGTGCTTACTCCCCGACCAACAAGTTAGTGAGTGCTCACTTCTATGTGTGTGAGTGCTTACTTGTAAGTGTGTACTCACTTTGATAGGGGGGAGGGGTATGCGTGGTGTTGTAAATATTTGTGAACCCTCCTCCACACTGGAAAAGCCAATCTAAGCGTACAACACTAAACAACAGCTATCAGGATTAGGAGAGAAGACGAAATAGGAAAGTCAGGATAGTATGGGCGTAGCAAGGCAGTCGTAGCACATCTCATGGTCTTGAGAGTCCCTAGACTAGGGTGGGTGTCGTATAGCGTACAGAGTTAAGTTAATCTCTGTGGGGCATCAGGTCGTATTACTGTTTCCAGTGCGTACCTCTTTATAGCCACCGCCCTTGACTTCCCTGTCGGGTCATGTTGGGCAACCGTATATCTCATGCCTTTGAGGGTGCGACTGCCACACCCGACATCCCTTTACTTGTAACGCCAATCAGTTGTATCCGTGTTGGATTTACCAATGTTACACGCCTCACACAAGACTTGCAAGTTCTCAATATCAAGTTCTAGTTTTGGATGCTTTGACCTTGGAAGAATGTGGTCAACATGGATGTACCCACTGGTTTCCCCACAAGCCTGACACTTCTTGCCAAACTTAACCAAAGCCTTGTACCTGACATCCCGCCACTCCCTAGTCTTATAGAAGTCTTTACCCATTCCAAAGAAATAGATGGGTGGTGGTTCAAACTGGACTTTCTTCTTGGGAGACTTCTTTTGCATAGCCCAAGCTATTTGAGAAGCCTTTTTGTTAATGAGTGCTTGGATGACAGGGCTGGATTCTGCTAGTTTTGCTAAAGTTTTCTTAGCTTTTGCGGCTCTGGATTTGCGTTGTTGCTTAACTGCCACCATTCCTGTCTTGCTGTAAATTGCCATAAAAAAAGCCTTTTAGGGGTGGCACAGTTGCGCCCCCCGAATGCACGGAGGCTGTACCACTTCTAAAAGACTCATAGTCTGGCGCAATCAGACTTACCTCCACTATACAAGAATCTGATTCTCGTGTAAAGTGTGCGCTAACTTCCAAGACGCATGGAGATTGTCACTAGGTACTATTAGTAATAGTCACCAGCCGTGTTGGTTAAGTTTACAGTTCATCAGAATAAGTATTCAATCAACAACCAAGACGCATGGGGATTGCAACGGCAGAGTTTGGTTCTGATGCATCCCGTGGGGTTAAGTGAAGTCCCCGCAGTCTCCAGCCGTGTTGGTGTAACTCAGTTGGTAGAGTCATGGGCAGATTTCTGTCGATGCTGTGTAGAGTTGCAACAAAGCACAGTAGGCGAGTCGCTGGTTCAAATCCAGCCACCAACAACCTTCTTCCCTAACTGGATAAAAGATGAACGCTGTAGATGCACTTCCTGATAACCTGAAGAAATCTAAAGGTCGTCCTCTGAAGGAAGAAGACAACTTGGCGATGCCAAGAGGTCGCCCCCGTGGTACAGGAAAGATGACTCTCTCTAAGTACGCAGACAACCCCTCTGCACTCGTCTTACCCAAGACTGAACAACAGAAAATCAAAGAACTCAAAGACCTCCTGATAAACAGTGCTGGATCGAACGTTGTCTACAAGGCAGTTGAGATTGCCATGAATGATGAACACCCTGCTCAAATGGCGGCACTCAAACTCTGTATGGACAGAATGCTTCCCGTCTCCCTGTTTGAAAAAGAAGGAAAACAACGCTCCGCTGTCAACATCACCATCTCAGGCATTGGTGGTGTCACTATTGGGGAAAACCCTGTCATAGATGCAGAAGATGTAGAAAGCAAAGATGTCTGATTTGAACTTCAGTCTCCTCCCTTGGCAACAAGAAGTCTTTGCTGATAAAACAAGGTTTAAAGTCATTGCCGCTGGTCGAAGATGCGGTAAGTCACGCCTCTCAGCCGTTACCCTCCTGATTGAAGGACTCCAATGTACTGCTGGCTCGGCTGTTTTGTATGTTGCACCCACCAATGGACAAGCAAGACAGATTATTTGGGATGTCTTGATGGAGTTGGGTAGAGAGGTGATTCAGTCTAGCCACATCAATAACATGGACATCACCCTGATAAACGGAGCAAAAATCTATGTTAGAGGTGCAGATCGCCCAGATACTCTGCGAGGAGTGTCACTCACCTACGCTGTGCTTGACGAGGTTGCCGACATCAAACCAGAAGCATGGGAGCAAGTCATTCGTGCTTCGCTGTCAGACAAAAAAGGTCGGGCAATGTTCATCGGAACTCCCAAAGGTCGTAACTTTTTCTATGACATTTTTAAACTCGGAAAATCAGAAACCGACCCCGACTGGAAAAGTTGGCACTTCACCACCAAAGACAACCCCCTGATTGACCCAACTGAGATTGAATCTGCCAAGAAAACCCTCTCTACCTTTGCCTTCAAGCAAGAGTACATGGCATCCTTTGACAACGCTGGCTCGGATGTCTTCAAAGAAGAATGGCTGAAGTATGGGGTAGAACCTGACTATGGAAGCTACTACATTGCTGTGGACTTGGCTGGATTTGAGGAAGTTGCCAAACAAGCCGCCAATTCCAAGAAAAGACTAGATCAGACTGCTATCTCTGTGGTCAAGGTGACAGACGATGGGAAATGGTTTGTCAAAGAGATTGCTTATGGTCGGTGGGATATCAGGGAGACAGCCGCCACGATTCTGCTGAAAATGCGTGAATACCGCCCTTTGTCGGTGGGAATTGAGAGGGGTTCGTTAAAAAACGCAGTTTTGCCGTATTTGAGTGACTTAATGCGGAAAAATAATGTATATTCACACATAGTTGACTTAACGCATGGCAACAGGAAAAAGACAGACAGAATTATCTGGAGTCTCCAAGGGCGGTTTGAGCATGGGCGCATTGTGCTGAACTCTGAGGAAGATTGGGATGAATTCAAAGACCAACTTTTGATGTTTCCAGCCCAAGGCGTACATGATGACTTACCCGACTCTTTGTCATACATCGACCAACTTGCTGTCACTTCATACTTCCAAGATGACCAAGAAGATGAGTGGGAGCCTTTAGATGTAATTTCGGGAGTATAAATGGCAACCAAAAAATTAGACAAAGACGAATACTATCAACCCACAGAGGCTGATAAAGAGTTGACTTCATTCGTTACTGACCACTGCGATAGGTGGAGAGACTACAGAAACACAAACTTCCTACCCTCCTATCTAGAGTACGAGCGTATCTTCCGAGGAGAGTGGGCATCTGAAGACAAGACCCGTGAGTCTGAGCGTAGCCGTATCGTCACCCCTGCCACCCAACAAGCAGTTGAAACCCGCCATGCTGAAATCATGGAAGCTATCTTTGGTCAAGGCGAGTTCTTTGACATTGAAGACAACATCCGAGATGTCAACGGCAACCCCATTGACATTGAGTTAATCAAAGTTCAACTGAATGAAGACTTTAAGAAAGACAAAATCAGAAAAGCTATCGACCAGATCGAATTGATGGCTGAAATCTATGGAACAGGCATAGGTGAGATTATTGTCAAAACTGAAAAAGAGTATGTCCCTGCCACCCAACCCATCCCCAATATGCAAGGACAGGCGGCAATTGGAGTCATGGAAAGAGACAGGATTGCAGTCAAGATCATGCCTGTCAATCCCAAGAACTTCCTCTTTGACCCCAACGGTACTTCCATTGATGACTGTATGGGCGTGGCTATTGAGAAATATGTCTCAATCCACAAGGTTGTTGAAGGAATCGAGAGAGGCATCTACCGCAAAGTAGACATCACGCCCACCTACGAAGACACCGATCTTGAACCTACCCAAGAAGTATCGCAGTACCAAGATGAGAAGGTATTGCTGTTGACCTACTACGGGTTAGTACCCCGTGAGTATTTGAACAACTTAGAGGAAAACAAGGACATTGTTGAGTTGTTTCCTGACAATTCTTATGCCGAGGACTACACCGACATGGTGGAAGCCATTGTTGTGATTGCCAACGATGGTTTATTACTTAAGGCTGAGGAAAACCCCTACATGATGAAGGACAGACCTGTTCTGTCTTACCAAGACGATACCGTTCCCAACCGTCTTTTGGGTCGTGGCACAGTGGAAAAAGCATTCAATATGCAAAAAGCCATTGATGCACAGACCCGTAGTCACTTGGATTCACTGGCATTGACCACTTCTCCCATGATTGCGATGGATGCAACTCGTCTTCCAAGGGGTATGAAGTTTGAGATCAAGCCCGGAAAAGCAATCCTTACCAATGGCGCACCGTCAGAGATTCTTTATCCATTCAAGTTTGGTCAAAGTGACCCCAACAACCTAGCAACTGCCAAAGAATTTGAGCGTATGCTGTTGCAAGCCACAGGAACTCTAGACTCTCAGGGCTTGGTTAGCCAATCTAGCCGTGATGGTGGCGGTATGTCGATGGCAGTAGCCTCCATCATCAAGAAATACAAGCGTACTTTGGTGAATTTCCAAGAAGATTTCTTGATTCCATTCATCAAAAAGGCGGCTTTCCGCTATATGCAGTTTGACCCAGAGCGTTATCCCTCTGTGGACATGAATTTTGTGCCTACTGCCACCTTGGGCATCATTGCTCGTGAGTATGAACAACAACAATTCATTGGTTTGTTGCAGACTTTGGGTGCTGAAACCCCTGTTTTGCCGATTTTGCTCAAAGGCATCATTGGAAACAGCAGTTTGTCTAACAGAATGGAGTTGATTGCTAAGTTAGATGAGATGATGCAACCCAATCCTGAAGCACAACAGATGGCGCAGATGCAACAACAGTTGGCGTTGCAAGCGGCACAGGCTCAAATTGCAGTTTCTACTACTCAGGCAGAGCAGAATCGTGCTGAGGCTACCAAATTGTCAGTTGAAGCGCAGTTGTTGCCTCAAGAAATACAGGCTAAGAACCTTTCTTCGATCACCAAGAACTTGCCTAATGAAGATGATGCTAATCAGCGTGAATTCGACAAGAGAGTTAAGATTGCTGAGTTGATGTTGAAGGAAGCAGACATCAAGAACAAGTCTAAGATTGTTGAATTGCAGATGGCAGAGAAAAACAACAAGATTTCAGGCATGGAAGAAGACTTCCTAGAACAATTATCTCGTGAATTAGGTTCTGGACAGACAGGAATTCAATAATGGATATTGAAAACCTAGCCAAGGAGTTAATCCTTAAAAACATGACTCCTGAACAGCAGATGGCTGTTTTGGATTCAGTGCGTCAGTCGGTTCTTCAAGCCAAAGAAGTGCAAAAGAAGAAGATTGGTGAGAATGTTGACTTGGTTGTCCAAGCCCTCAAGAAGATTGAATCTGACATTCGTTCTCGTTTTGACGATGTTGGCAATGCCATTGAAAAGCGTGTTGCTTCTATCAAAGATGGTCGTGATGGTATCAACGGCACAGATGGAAGGGATGGCAAAGATGGAAAAGCAGGTCGAGATGGCGCAAAGGGTGATAAGGGTGACGCTGGTAAAGATGGGCGTGATGGAGTGGATGGTGTTGATGGTATTTCTGTTACCTCTGCTCGGATTGATTTTGATGGTAGTCTTATCATTACATTGTCTTCTGGTGTTGAACTCAATGTTGGTGAGGTTGTTGCTCCTGACCTTGCAGAACGCATCAAAGTCATTACTAATGGTGGCGGCACTTCTCAGTTTGTTCTTGATACTCTAGCTTCCCTACAGTCTCAAATTGACAACCTGATTCCTAGCCAGACAGGTAACTCAGGAAAGTATCTGACTACAAACGGCACGGCCCTATCTTGGGCTTCTGTTGCTGGTGGATTGAGTTATCAGGGTACTTGGAATGCTTCTACGAATACACCTACATTGACAAGCAGTGTTGGTGTTAATGGCTACTATTACATTGTTTCAACTGCTGGCTCTACTAACCTAGATGGCATTACAGATTGGCAAATTGGCGATTGGTTGCTGTTTAATGGAACAGTTTGGCAAAAGATTGACCAAAGCAACTTAGTTACTTCTGTTAATGGACAAACTGGTGCTGTATCGGTTGGAACTGTAACAAGTGTGGCGGCTACGGCTGGAACAGGAATTACTGTTACTGGTAGCCCGATTACATCAAGTGGCACTCTGACCATTACAAACTCTGCACCAGATCAAACTGTTTCGTTAACTGCAAGCACAGGCATTTCTACTAGCGGTACTTACCCTAACTTCACGATTACCAATTCTGCTCCAGATCAAACTGTTAGCTTGACTGCAAGCACAGGTATATCAACGAGTGGCACTTACCCCAACTTCACTATCACGAATACTGCCCCTGACCAAACAGTTGCATTGACCGCTGGAACAGGTATCAGTACCTCGGGTACTTATCCCAACTTCACCATTACCAACTCAGCACCAGATCAGACTGTTGCTTTGACAGGTGCAGGGACTACCTCCATCAGTGGTACTTACCCTAACTTCACTATCACATCAAATGACCAGTATTCAGGTACTGTTACCTCAATTACTGCTGGTACTGGTTTAACTGGTGGAACGATTACGACAAGTGGAACTGTTGCCTTAGATACTAGTGGAGTTACTGCGGCAAGCTACACAGCGGCAAACATCACTGTTGATGCTTATGGTCGAGTAACTGCCGCATCTAATGGAACTGCTGGTGCAAGTATCAGTAACGATACAAGCACATCAACCAATCTCTACCCACTGTTTGCAAATGCAACATCAGGCACACCAACTACGATTTACACTGGCAATGCTAAGTTGCTTTACAAGCCTAGCACTGGTGAATTGCAGTCAACTGTTTTGGTGGCAAGCAATGGTATTGTTGTGAATTCACAGACTGTATCTGCTGACTACACTATTGCGGCTGGAAACAATGGATTAAGTGCAGGGACTGTTTCTGTTAATTCAGGAATAACTGTCACAGTTTCAACTGGCTCTGTGTGGACTGTGGTGTAAAGGAAAACAATGTCACAAGTAGCAATCTCAGGCAATGCCAGCGGCACAGGTACGCTGACCATTGCCGCACCTAATACAAACAGCAATTACACGCTGACTTTGCCGACAAATACAGGCACATTGATTTCAACAAAGAGTGCAGGGACTGTGTTGCAAGTGGCGAGTACAACTAAAACAGATACATTTCAAACCACATCAACCACATTTGTAGATTTAACAGGTTTGTCTGTTTCTATTACCCCAACAAGTACATCAAGCAAAATATGGGTAATTGTTAATACTTTTATGGGGTCAAGCGATACAGCTGGTCTTGCTGTTTTTAATTTAGTTAGAGGCTCTACAAATGTTTCACAACCTGCAACAACCCCAACATTTAATGGAACGGCTGGTGGCTTCACATCAACCGCAGATAATATTCTGCCTGTTGGATTTAATTTTTTAGATTCTCCTGCAACAACAAGTTCAACAACATATAAAGTTCAATGCAAAATGAATTCAGGCACTTTGTCTATAAATAGAAGAAACAGCGCTGATTGTGCATTTACATCAACAATCACAGTTATGGAGATTGCGGCATGAATTACAAAGCAATTTACGCACTTTATTCAAATGTTGTCACTATTGACGATGGTACAGGTGCTTTTGATGCCCAAGGCAACAAAGTCGAAATTGACATGGATGCAGTCAATGCTTGGGTTGATCCCAACGCATACAAAGCCAAACGAGCATCAGAATACCCACCAATCACAGACTACCTTGATGGTGTAGTCAAAGGCGATCAGACGCAGATTGACAAGTACATCGCTGATTGCTTGGCAGTCAAAGCTAAATATCCCAAGGTGACTACATGACCATAGCGATTTCGGGCACAACAGGCATCACCCTTGATGGGCAGTTCAATTCTGCGTCATCAATGGGCTTCAAGAACCGCATCATCAATGGTGCAATGGTGATTGACCAGAGGAATGCGGGGGCGAGTGTTACTCCTGCAACTGGTGCTTATACGCTTGATCGTTGGGCGGTTG